GGCTTGCCGAGATGAAGGGCCCGATCTGCAGCAGGCGAAGAGGGGTTACCTGCACTTGTTCGCCGCGAAAGCGCACGGTGCGAGTCGGCGGGATGATCACGTCCAGTTCCGACACGGCTTACTTCTCCTGCTGCCAGTAGAAGTATGCCGAGATGTCCTGGCCGGTGGCCTTCGCGTTGTCCTTCAGCAGCTTGCCCGGCACGCTACCGGCACCGAATTCGTTGCCAATCAGGCCCATGCTCTCGATCACGCCGCCGGAGACCTTGTGCGCGGCCACGCGGACCATCTTTCCGCCACGAGCTTCATTGGCGCCGTAG